GACTCACAGACAATAACAGTTAGAGCAGTAAATAGCGCTGGCACTGGAGAATCTGGAAGTTTTACAGTAACAAGGCCACCTGTTGTAACTTCTCCAGGAAGTATGTCTGGACTTATTTCTGGTTCTTGGAGCAACGGTTTAATAACTTTTAGCTGGTCACCGCCATCGGGTACTTCGCCTTTTACTTATTACTACAGCATTAATGGGTATGGATATAACAGCACAAACAGTACATCCTATTCAGAATACGGAGACTCGTTAACAATAACTGTTTACGCGTCAAATAGCGCTGGTTCTGGAGGAACTGGAAGTTTTTCTGTGACTAGACCTCCTGTTGTAACCTCCCCAGGAAGTATGGCAGGACTTGTTTCTGGGTATTACGCGGGCGCTTCTTACTTCAATTGGTCTGCTCCTACTGGAACCGGCCCTTTTACTTACTACTATACCTTTGGTGGGGGGTATCTCACCACAACGGGTACTTCAGCAACTAATTCCGAGTACACATCAATTTCTGTGTTTGCTTCAAACAGCGCTGGTTCTGGAGGAGCTGGAACTGCTGCTACATCGCCTCCTGCTCCTGCCCCGTATCTATATTATTGTCGAACAAGTTCGCAATGTGCTGGTGTGGGAAATTGCAGCGACAATGGTGGAAGCACTAACAATCAAGCTGGTAGCGGTACTGGTTATAATATTGCTTGCTTATATAACAACACTGGAACATACCCCTCTTGCCAATCTACGGCGGCCGCGGGTTGTACGTCAAACCTTAGCTGTTGTAGTCAAGGATTAAAATATCAATGCTCCGATTATGACGTTAATAACTCAGCAAGTGTTAACTACTGGCAGTGCTACTACGTTGGGCAATGCGCTGCTAACTCTGACCCAGCCGGGGTTAGAACTAGATGCTGTCCACCGGCGTGTTAGGATAAATATATGAAATTAAATTACGCCGATATTGACTGGAAAATGCCAGGAGTAAAAGCGCAACGTGTGCCAAACGGACTTACTTCGGACTGGCTTGTCTGCGTTATAGACGGAGAAGTTGTAAAAAGTCTAATTTTTGATTCTTTTTTCTCTGAAACAATGCTAACTGCAACTTCTTTTAAAGAGGTTGTTACAACAGACGGGTCATTTTGTGTAAAAATTACTTCAAAAGACAACAAGACTACTGAGCTAACCTGCGATGAAATGCTTCATGCTGTTTTGTTGTCAGAGCCTCTTATTATTAAAATTGACCCATCTATTCATAAGCATTACCAGATACTTGGAGAAGGTTGGCTCTATGTTGATGGAGACTTCATTATCCCTGGGGAGATGGAGTAATGAGTAAATGGGATGAATACAAAGCCAAACTTGGTGATACTCGCCCGTGGGACATACTGAACCCAAAAACTGAATACGTTGACGAAGAGGTCTCTGATGCACGTATGACAATATGTAACGGATGTCCTAAGTTAATTAAGTTAACAAAGCAGTGCAAAGAGTGCGGCTGTATTATGTCTATGAAGACAAAGTTAAAACTTGCTGCTTGTCCGTTAGAGAAATGGTAATTTAAAATGGGTCGTTATGGAGTTGATTTTTACGGCACAGGAGTACGTTACGGTAACGCCGCTCTTGTGCAGTTTAGTGCTGCTCCGTTTTACACTGTCCCAAAAGCATATGGGACTATTAACGTAATATGGAATACTCCAACGGGTGCTTGGACTAAGTTTAGATTAGTAAGAAATAAATACGGGTTTCCAGTAGACCCTGACGACGGCGTTCTTCTTGTTGAAAAAAACAATGAAAGTTTTGAAGAGTACTTTGAAGACTCTAACTTAGAGCAAGGTAGAACTTACTACTATTCTATTTTTCTTTTACCCGCAAACGTGACTGACTGGGTTAGAGCAGGAAATGCTTATGGAATCTCTGTAAAAGACTTTAATACTCTTGATAGAATGTGGAACTACTTACCTATTGTTTACCGGAATACAGACTTAGCTATTTCAAACCCCATTACTGGTACGACTATCTACGATTACACAAGCAGTAGAGAAAATGAAGACCTTAGAAGTCTTTTAAGTATTTTTGCTTTTGAATACGACTTAGAAAAAACTCTTGCAACAAACTTAATGTACTCAGGGGACACTACCTATGTTGATGGTCGATACATTGCACCTATGATGCAGCAATTTGGTTTAAAATTTGAACCTGAAATTGGATTACAACAGTCAAGAGTTCTTTTAAGAAACGCCATGAAAATTTATAAAAATAAAGGCTCTTATTCGGGGTTAATAACTTATTTAAAGTCTTACACTGGTTGGGACTTAGAGTCCGTACTTGGAAAAAATTTAATGTTAGACATAAACGACTCTTCATTTGAACAAAGCGTAGGAGCTTGGGTTTCTAGCACTGCAACATTAGCTCAGCAACCATCCGGAGTAGTAGCAGCCCCTGGTGGGTCTGGTCTTCTTATTGCCTACAGAGGTGACGCTGATTTGCCAGCAAGTTTTCCTAATTTACAAGAGTATTTGTTAAAGGTAACTACAACAACTGCAGGAGCTGTTACATTAGACTGTGGGTATTACCCGTCACCTAAAGCAACAAATGGCATTCCTGTAAAATCTGCAAGCATTATCGGTGTGTCTAGAGACGGTACTTATGTAACTTATTACACAACTGGAAACAATTTTGTACCCGGAGATAAAGTAACAGTTACTGGGCTTTCTACATCAGCCTTTAACCTATCAAACGCAACAGTTTACTCATCTACTGGTTACGAGTTTAAGGTTGCAAGCGCAGCTGCAGGGTCTTCTCAAGGAATCACAACCACACCGCCACCACCAGGTATTCCTACATCAATTGGAGTTGCTGGTGGCAATTACACATTTAGTATCTTTGGCGTGTCTGCAGCAACTGCAAGAAACGCTAAAGTAGCTATTAAATGGCACGACTTAGGTGGAAATTATTTATCTACAAGTGATTTTGGTACAGAAGTATCTTTGCCAGTTGCTGGTCTGGCAAAAGACACAGCAAGTAGGCCAACAGTAAGCGCAGTTGCACCAGTTAATGCTGCGTTTGCGACACCTTTTATAAGTATTGCTAGCGCAACTCTTGGTCAAATTTTTTACTTTGACGCAGCTATGTTTGAAAACGCTAATGCGGCTACCACGTTTGAAGACTCTCGTTTAATTAAAATTACTTTTAAAGCCTCTAGAATTAATGAGCTTAAAAATCCAAACTTTACTACAAACACTCAATGGGGAATAACTAACGGTACTTTGGTATTAGGGTCTTCTCTTAGCCCAGCTCCCCTATCGGTGTCTGGTGAAACCCTAGTTGCAAAACCAACAGCTTCTGGAAATGTAGTTATAAGCTCAGAAAACGTGACAACTGTTATTCCAAACACAACTTACACTTTTAGCGTTTACACAAAGTACTTTAACACCACACCAACTGGAGCAAATCCAACAGTATCTATTTCTTGGTTTAAATCTGGTGGTCTTTCTACCGGTACAGTGCAAACCGGAACTCCAGGTATTACAGACCTTTTAACAGGGTTTGCTCGTCCAAGCGTAACTGCAACAAGTCCTTCAGATGCAATATACGCAGTTGTTAGTATTAACTACTCAACAACAAATACCGCTGTATGGCTTGTTTTAGACGAAGCCTTGTTCGAGGCAAGTGCCTACGTCAACTCTTATTTTGACGGGGCAACGGGGGTTACCTCTTTAACAAACTTAATTTGGGAAGGTGGAGACACTAACGCCAACGCTGCTAGAAGCCACTACTATAAAAACCGCGGAACAATTCAAGGCCGTCTAATAAACGATTTACCTAACTATTTAACCTTAGGAAGCCAGTTCCAGCTGCTATTTGCAAAACCGTAGTAGGATATAAACATGTTTGAACTTATTGTTGCCGCTTGTTTTTCTGCCTTTTTCTTGGCTGTAATTGACCAGGTAATAGAGTTAAAGATGTTTAAAGCTTTGGCGTCTTTAATATTTTCGGCTGGTGGGCTTGCGTTACTCGGCGTGTCCAAAATAGGACTTTTTGTAGCATTAACGGTAGCTTCTGCGTTTTTGTCCCTTTTTATTACCGTTGCTGCAGACCGAATGACAACCTTTAAACCAGCCGTAATACGCCCAACTAGACCAGAGTAGAACTTCGGGTATAGTCTGCGACTCCACCGTCTTAAGGAGTCCACATGGCAGATTACACAGTATTACTGACAGGTAGTGGCGCGACGAGCAGAGCAAACGTTGAAGCCCTGATGTCCGACCATTACTACGCAAACGGCGAACCAAAAGCCCTAGTTCTTTCTTTTACTTCAAAACCAAGTCAGGGTCAGGTATGGGCCGCGCAACAGGCTAAGCAACAAAAGATTGATGTAATTGTTTACGCAAACACTGGTGCTTTTCTAGATAGCATTTCTCACGCAACTATGGTCGAGACTGCAACTCCCATAGATGAATCTATTAAGGCCTTTAAAGAGGCAGAGGTTTTTATCCTCTGGAGCGATGAGGACCCAGATTGTGCAGAC